ATATTAATCGTCATGTACTTTATTTTCTTCCTTCATTTTTAAGAATTTGATGAAATTATATGCTTCTTGCATTTGTTCCTTCGTCAAATTACGACTACTGCTAAACAATACTCTTAACTCCGGATTCGTCCTCAACTCTTCGGCGTATTCGGCTACCTCTGGGTCAGTGTAGTAGCCTGCATCTTTCGTTTGCAGTGAAACGTCTTGTTCACCATCAAGGGTGGCGACTAAGGTATCTATGTTCATGTACATAGCAGACGCTAATTTCCTTAATGTTTCTAAAGACGGAATAATAGGTTTCCCGTTTTTAGAGTTTTTATTATTTTCCAGCATAGAAATGTATTGTTTTGTGAGTCCCGCTCTATCAGCGAATACTTGTAACGTAAGTCCATGCTCTTGTCTATAATCTCGTAAAATTTTACTTAGTTCCATAAAGACACATCCCTTGCAAGCGAATAACATTAATGTCAACTGTATTTTACATGCACGAAAATATTTTGTCAATTACGCTTGACAAAATATCTCGACCACTGTACACTTAACTTGTCAAGTGAACTTGACCAAAAAAGGAGGTGATGAAATGCAGGAAAGTAACTTAATCGAAAATAAAGTAAGGTATTGGCGAAAGAAAAGAGGCTTAACGCAAGACCGGTTAGCCGAATTATCAGGTTTATCACGGGTGTCTATTAGTGAGATTGAAAGAGGTACTGCAGACACCAAGATTTCTACGATTAAAGCACTTGCCAAAGCACTTAACGTAGAGTTTGCAGAGATTTTTCCTTAGCCCTAAAAGTCAAGTATACTTTACAACTTAAATATAGGACCTCAACAAAAAAGAAAGGAGAGGGAAGGAAATGAATTACTTAACTTGGTACATACTTCAGGTGATTCGAGAGAACAGTGATGAATATTGGGCATGGAAGGCAGAAAGGAGCAAATCACATGGAAGTCTTGGCAATCGGAACGAGTGCGGTAGTAGTGATACTGACATTAATATTAGCCATTCAAGAATTTAGGAAGGGAGCGTAAGCGATGCGGAAACAAATAGAACTCACAGCTCCGGCTGCATGGATCAATCGGAGATATTACGAACTACAGGCAGCTGAGCCGATGCCGGTTATTGAGGAAGAATCGGAGGATTTTAAAGTCACGCTAAAAGAAGGCATAAAGATTGGCATCGGAGCCTTTACGGTATACCTAATCATTGCGATGGCAATCATCATCCTATGAGGCCGCTACGAAAGACGACAAAGAAAAAACCGCATCTGCGGCAACAGGTGCGGTTTCAACAGAAAAACAAATACTTAAATTGCTACTAGTTTAGCAGAAATGGAGAAAAAACACAATGAATGCAAAACTCATCATGACAGTAGAGGAAATGAAAGACAGAAAGGCCTGGGAAAAACTTCGAAACATCGGGATCGGCGGTAGTGATGCTTCAATCATAGCCGGGCTTAACCGTTGGAAATCACCGTTCAAGTTATGGCAGGAAAAGACCGGACAGGTAGAGCCTGAAGACCTCTCAGACAATGAGTGCGTATATTGGGGGAATGTTCACGAACAAGCGGTTGCGAACCGGTTTACTGAGCTTACGGGATTAAAAGTAAAAAAATGTGGGACCCTTCAATCGCTTGATTACCCGTTCATGATAGCCAACGTCGACCGCCTGGTCGTAGGCGAAAACGCCGGCCTGGAATGCAAGACGGCTAACGGATTCAAGGCCAAAGAGTGGGAAGGCGACAACGTACCCGATTCGTACTACCTTCAATGCCAACACTATATGGCAGTAACCGGTTGCGAAAAGTGGTATATAGCGTGCCTCATCGGCGGTAATCACTTCGTGCAGAAGGAGATACCCAGGAACGAGGAAGATATAACGGCACTCATCGAGGCCGAGAAGGCGTTTTGGGAAGACAACGTCAAAGGCGGCATCATGCCGGACGTAGACGGTAGCAAGAGTTGTTCCCAGGCCTTGGCCGAACGATTCCCGGGAGGTGTGACCGACAGCATTACATTACCGAAGGAAGCGGACGAACTGTTGGCCGAAATTGACGAATTGAACGAGGCGGCCGACAGAATCAAGGACCAAATCGAAAGCAAGAAGAACGGCATCAAGTTAATGCTTGGCGACCACGAAATCGCCTATGCCGGTGAGCGTAAAGTCACATGGAAGACGCAAGCCGGACGAGTCACGGTAGACAGCAAGAAGCTGAAAGCCGAAATGCCGGACGTATACGAGAAATACAGCAAGCAAGGCAACCCTATTAGAGTATTCAAAATTTAGGAGGTAATCAATTATGACAACAACAAAAGGCGGCATCATGACAACGAAAGCAAACAACAAACCGGACGGAGTAAAGAGCATGAAAGACCTCGTCGTCAGCATGGGCGACCAAATCCAGAAGGCCCTGCCGACAGTCATCACGGGTGAGAGATTCACCCGTATGGTGCTCACGGCGATGAGCAGCAATCCTCAATTACAACAATGCACTCCGAAATCGTTCCTGGGGGCGATGATGCAAGCGGCACAGTTGGGTGTAGAGCCGAACACACCGCTTGGCCAGGCGTATCTCATTCCGTATAAGAATAAAGGCACGCTCGAGTGCCAATTCCAACTTGGCTAAACCTTTTGGTCAAGTAAAACCGTGTGAACCCTATTACTCAGGGGTGTCCTCTTGCAGGGGCTAACGGTGAAGCCCGTCACTAAAGAGGGTAATACCGTGCTTTGAAAGGAGCGACATGATATGAAATGTGTTTACAAAATTACTAATGTGTTAAACGGGAAATTCTATATCGGCAGTACAACACGATTTAAAAAACGTGTACAGCAATGGCGAGATTACACATCAAACGTTAACTCGGCCGTCAAGAAAGACATCCTAAGATATGGCAGAGATAATTTCACGATTGAGCCTATTGAAATTTTCCCGGAAGAAACAAGTAAACAAGAGATAGCAGCAAAGGAACTGGATTTTATCCATAAATTACAACCCGAATATAACACCATTGGAAAGCCGAGGCCTATGGAAACAAGGGAAAAACTTTCCAAGGCACTGGCAGGTAGAAAGATGCCGCCGGAAGTCGGCAAAAAAATTAGTGTAGGACAAAAGGTACGACACAAAATATTTCCTCAAACGAATGCAGGACACTTAAAAAAGGCACTAATTATAGAAACCGGAGAAGTCGTTATCGGAATTAAAAACGTTGCTGTAAAACTTGGTGTAAACGCATCGACCGTGACGAAGGCTATTAAAAGAAGTGGAACGGTCAAAGGATATCATATAAAGCTCTTAACGGAGTGTAGAGACTAGCTGCGATGAATGTAGCAGCGTAGGGCAGACGATGAGTTACTGCTCGAAGTGCATGGCACGCATACGCGTGAAGAGATAGTCCATGCTTACGGGATGATAAACCGTAAGGATAACAGATAAAGGATTAATCGACCTGGCATACCGGAGTGGCGAGGTCCGGGATATACAGGCACACGAGGTACACGAGAATGACGAATTCGAGTACGAATTAGGACTCGAACCGAAGCTCCGGCACGTACCGGCTACAAGTAACCGAGGGGCAGTCATTGCCTACTATGCCGTATTCCACACGAAAGACGGCGGTTACGGATTCGAGGTTATGAGTGCCGAGGATGTCCGCAATCATGCTAAGAAGTACAGCCAGGCATATGGAAGCAATTACAGCCCTTGGGCTAAGAACTTCGACGAAATGGCAAAAAAGACGGTTCTCAAAAAATGCTTAAAATATGCACCGCTAAAGACCGAATTCGTCCGGGAAATGAGTGCAGACGGCACTATCAAGAAGAACATCACGCCGGATATGACCGCCGAACCGGATGAAACGGACTATATAGACGCAGAAGCCGAAACAGTGCCGGACAATGTAGACCCGGCAACAGGCGAAATCAAGACGGAGCAAGAACAGAAAGACAATGAGATTTTAGCAGCATCAATGAACTAGGAAAGGAAGCGGAGAAAGGGCCGGGAATCACTCCGGCCCGGACCCGTTACAGGGCAAACGAATGGCAGAAGGGCAGAAACGGTACTACTGGTTAAAACTTCAAAACGACTTCTTCTCGAGGAAAGAAATAAAGCGGCTCCGACGAATAGCCGGGGGCGATACCCTCACGATTATCTATCTCAAAATGTTGTGCCGGTCGCTAAAGGACAACGGCAAACTCTATTACGACGGCCTCGATAATGACTTCGTTTCCGAGTTGGCTATGGATATTGACGAGGACACGGAGAACGTACAAATCACCGTCAACTACTTAATCAAGACAGGGCTACTCGAACAGATAGACGAAGTCGAATATACGCTTAAAGACGCAGAAAGTAATACAGGCACTGAAACCGCAGTCGCAGCAAGGGTTCGTAAGCATCGGGAACGCCGAAAAGCGTTACAATGTAACACCGATGTAACAGCGGCGAAACAACTCGGTAACGTAGAGATAGAGATAGAGAAAGAGATAGATAAAGAGATAGAAGAAGAGAAGAAAGAAGAACGCCCGGCATCTTCTGACATCTTAAAAATGTACGGGGATAACATTCACCCGGTCAGTTCACCGGTAGAAGCCGAAAAGCTAAAGGCACTCGTTGACACTCACGGCGAAACCTTCGTGGCCAAGGCCATTGAAAGAGCCGTCATGCGAAATAAAAGAAGCCTGGCGTATATCACCGGGATTCTGAATAACTGGGAAGCGAACGGGTACGACGAGGGAATGGAAGGGAAAAGAACGGAAAAACAGTCAGATCCGGAACGTTCCGCAGACCTTGAACGGTTTATGCGGGAACGGGAAGAACACAAGAAGAAGCAAAGGAGGTTTTAAAGTATGTTCACGAACGGCAGTATGGACTTCATAGAGAATTTAATCGTCGGCTCGTATCCGAACGGGCTTAGAGATAAAGACGAACGGCAACGGTACTTTGACAACTTCGTCCGAATGTTCAACCGATATGATGAACAGGACGTTGCGGACGTAGTCGAAGAAGTAATAAGCCGAGAACGCTTTTTACCGTCCTTAGCGACGTTCAAAGAGGCATTGGATAAGAAGGCACAGGCCCGAGCCGAAAGCGAGCGGACAGCGATTAAAATCGCCGAATATAGAAAGCCTCGAGGCCGGGTCAATATCCAGGTACTTATGGAACAGGTCGAAAAAATGAAAAAAGGCGAATTCGAGCGACCTATCCCGAATCGGTTACGAGAATTTGCAAAACGGTTATGGCCGGATATTACGGACAGCGTCATTCGCCGAAACTTTCCGTTACTGATTCACTATCAGCAGAACGGGTTCACGATTGACGAGAAGGGAAATGCAGTGCAGCTTTATTTATCAAAGACCGGCGAGGTCGTAGAGCGGATTGTATTAGTTTAGGAGGGAAACCATGAACAGAGTAAAGGAAGATGTACAAGCGATTATCGAGGATATAACAGCCACGACCGAGGCGTTGCGAAGTATTCGGGAACGACTAGAGCCGATAAAGGAACAATGTTTCGGTATGGCGGTAGCGAGCGTCCAGATAAGCCTGAAAGATGCCGAAGCCGTACTTAAAAACTGGACGAACGACGTTTACATCGATTGATACCTAGGATGCAGTAAATCCCCCACCAGTTTGGCGGGGGATTTTTGTTCTTGTTAAAACTGGGAAAGGCCTTATAGGCCATGTTTGGCAATCAAAGCTCTACAATCTTGTTCGCGGTAAACTGGTTCTCCATATTGATTGCGTTCGTGGGTAATCCCATTCAACATATCGAATGGAATACGCATCTCAAACCATCCGCTACCATCTGGATAACGAACCCAACACCCAATCCCACGATAAGAATCGAAAATTTCAGGTTCAATAGTTACGCTCCAGTTATTTCTTAGATAATCAAGGCGTTCTTGATAAGGCAATCTATGATAGCTGTTATATTCCATCATATCGGCAATGGTAAATGACGTACTCATAATATCCTCCGCTTCTATCAGTTTACTTTGCTACAAACAGGTAGCTATCATCACAAAATTTAATCCAGCGTCCTTCTTTGCCAGAAAATTCATTAACACAATCGTCGCTTGTTGAAACATAGCTAGGCATGTT